AATCAAACAGGTCAACCTTGCCATCACCACCTATGTACTCCACGGGAAGCGGGGCATCAGGGTTTTTAAAGTTGTGCGTTTCTGGCACGCGAAGGATACGCGCCATGTCAGTTGTGCAAGAAGGATCAGCAAATAAACTACGTTCAGTGCAAACATTCTTTAAACGCTTGGCCACAGGTAGCCATGTGTTCTTGTCAATACTCTCAGGCAGTACCCAGTACGCATGCACTCCGTTACCAGAGTTGATACAGATGGGTTGAGGTAAACCTAGGTCAGTACAGAACTGCCCCAGTGCCGCCATTGCCAGATCACGTGATGCGTAATCCTTAGTGGGGCCACAGTCTAGATCAAGCCAAAATGCTTTGGCTCTGTATGCGTTGGCAGCTAGCCTACGGGGTGGAACAACTTCAGGGTCAAACGAAAACATCGCATAGTACGTGTCAGCGTCAGCACCATAGATGTCTTGTATTTCCGTGATGAGAGAGGGAATGTCAGTTGCAAATCTTGTACGTAACTTTTCCTGCTTGATGCCGACCGCGCAGTATTTGCCAGTATCCGGCAACACCGCATTCAGAAATTCGGTCAATGTCATAGGGATACTTCGGGTTAATGGCGGTCAATGTAGTTTTGTATTTTCTTGGCGGTTTCGGGGCGCGGTGAATACTCACCCTTGAACCACGCATAAACGGTTATCTTTGTGACCCCTGCAATTTGGGCAACCTTATTCACCGAAATGTTTTTCTTGATGCAAGCCCTGCCGATTTTTACACCGGCTAATTTGCCATCAGCTTGCTTGTTCTTTAGCACGGTGGCTAATGTGTAACCAATCATCGCTGTCTTTCGTTAGGTGGGGGTACTAACCGCCCGTCTACAAGCTTTCAAAAAGTATAAGACGGCTTTCCCCCCGATTGGTTTACTCGTCGCTGTCGTCTGCCCATGCGTCAAGCACAGAAGCTACATCTTTGGATTCCGTTTTCTTCACGGCACGTTTGACGGGTTCGTCAACAGCTTCGGTTTTAGCGGCGGGTTTGGCTTCAGTCACAGGCTCTTTAAAGGGAGAAGGCTTGGGTGCATCGCCATCTACTTGTGCCACGGTCTGTGTCACAGCGGCCAACGCATCTGCTGATTCACCTTGTGACTTGCTCTCGGCCAACTCTTCTACAGACAGAGGGCGCACTGCGCGGAAGGTCAACTTGGGTGTTGCACTGGATGTATCAAAACGCATCTCGGTCACAACGGCTGTCACGGGGATACCATGACCGCCCAAGAACTTGGCGTACTGTTGCAATGGCATCTTACCGTTATCGCCTGTGCCGAAGATCGACTGACCGGGCAACGACAACTGATATACATCACCTGACAGATTGTTTTCCAGAGCCACCGCAATGCGTTGGTTGAAGCGGCAAGCACGGCTATCACCTTGACCAGAACCTTTGATGTTCTGCTGGCAACTCTGGCAGTTGGTGCTCTGTGGGTCTTTGACGCCCTTGTCAGGTGTTACGCCATCGTTAGATGAGCAAGAAGGCGCAGAGTTCTGGCCTTCCACGTATGTACCTGCATAGTACTGACGGGATGTTTTCTCAGCAGAGCGCACAACTACCACGTTCATGGCGCGTTCGTCATTCTGTGCAACTTCTTTACCGCCAACAATCATGCGGAATACACCGCCACGAATGGAGATACGTTTGCCTGTACCACCGCCACCCATCAGGGCTTTGGTTGTTGCGTCCAGTTCAAGGTTACGCAAGTGGGCGGGAAGGGTGTTACCACCTTGGGAAAATAATGCGAGATCAGACATTCGGGGTTTCCTTTTTAATGAAAGTGTTAATGATTTCTAAGTCAATGTTAAAAAATTTGGCAAGGTCACTAGCGAAGAATCGATAGTTCTTACCGACGCGGATGAAAGGTATACGCTTCTCAGGATTTTCTTCCTTGATAAGCGCGTGAACAGTTGACGGTGCGACTTGCAATAGCTTTGCCACCTGCGCCAACGTAAGGGCAGTTTCCAATTTAGCTTCTCCTGACAGTTACAGTATATTTGTGATCCACGTTCAATCCCGTTGGAAGTACATCAGGATTTTCCCGTAGGAACTCTTTCATATTCAACTGCGATATGCGCCGCTCAACTAAGTCAAGTGCGTCATGGTCACGTATGAATTTGTGCATTGCAGCCCAGTCGCCTGTCCAGTAGCGTGTTTGCACTGTACGTATTGCTGTGCCGTGGGCCGTCTTGATACTCTCGGCTCCCGTTGCTTTGCAAGTCTCAAGCAAGTTTGATTCGACCAAACCCATTTGCTCTTTGATTGCAAGGTCTTCTGCTTCGTACTTCGCTTTAAGGGCGGCACGAGCATCGCGCATCTTGATGTATACGCGTACTAATTTATCTGCTGTTATATCCATGTTGCTTTCCTTTCCGTTTTTTGGTTAATGATACATCCTATCTTTACTTTGTCAAGTACCTCCATAAATTTATTTGTTTAAGTCGAATTCCTCTTTATAAAGTTCCATTAAATTAAACTGCGCTAACTCTTTTGTTTCTAAAGCTTTGTACAGCTTGGCCTCTACTGGACTTCCTTGGAGCTTGACAACCAAACATTTGTTCACTTGCCCTGCCCTGTGGATACGTGCATTGGCTTGCGCGTATGTCTCGTATGATGTAATGGGCGCCCACCATACAATCGTGTTTGCCGCGTGTAAGGTGACACCGTGTGATGCAGCTTGAGGCTGTATGACAAGCACTCGTGGGTCTGGCTCATCTTGAAACTTACGGAATATCTCCGTGCGCCTGCCAGCAGGTACACCCCCGTGTATCACATCTACTGTGTAGCCATCCCTACGCAGTTCTTCAAACAGAATCTCAATGGCATGGCGGTATGGGGCAAACACCAATACCTTATGGCTGGATTCGTCAATGACTTCTTTGAGCACTGCCGTGCGACTGCTAGAGTCAAAGGTCACGATCTCACCACTATCGGAATAGACTGCACCACAAGAGATTTGTAGCAACTTGTTTAGCTTAGCGGCAGCGTTGATGGCCGTGACTTCTTCCCCTGCCGCCTGCATAGCCATGACCTTGCGTAGCTTCTCGTAGTAGCGTATCTGCTGTGCGGTCATGGGAACCTCACGCTCTGAGTACAGTAGGTCTGGCAGGTCAAGGCATTGCTCTTTGGTAAACCTAATGGCAGGTTGTAGCAGTGTGCTAACCACCTGCTCTGCTTCCCGTTTGGGTGCCCACTTAAACTGAGTGATCTTGTTCATTACTTGATCGCGGTACATAGAAAAGCTGCGGGGTGTAGCCGATGGGTTAACTAGTTTGGCCAGACCATACGCATCAAGGGGTGACTGTGAGGCAGGGGTTCCTGTCAACATCCATAGCCACATGTTGGGCTTGACGATTCGGTTCAGGGTGCGCCAGCGGGTGGTGGTTGCAGTTTTGTAGGCGTTGGCTTCGTCGATCACTATCATGTCAAAGTTAGCCTTGACGATGTCGTCTTCCACAATGGGCACGCCGTCGTAGTTGATGATGACAAACTCAGCGTCTGAGTTGATTACTTGTTGCCGCTTCTCTTTACTGCCGTAGGCAATGCCAACCTTCCTGTGCATAGCCCCTTTAAAAATATCGTTTTGCCATGCTGATTGCATAATTGAGAGGGGGCAAATAACAAGCACACGTTTGATGTGCTTGGCGTTCATTAGGTAATCACACGCCCATGTGACCGATAGCGTCTTGCCTGTGCCGGGTTCAGAGAAACAGAAGGCACGACGGTGCAGGGTAAGAAACGCGGCTGTTTGTTTCTGATGTGTGAACGGCTGGTAGATGCCCGGCCAACCATACTTGGCAACGATGGGGGAAGGTACGTTCTTGACCTTCAGGTTCTTTAATACCTGTGCTTCTTCCAAACCCCAGTGCACCATAACTGTACTGATGGGGCCTTCCTCAAGCAATGCGCTCTTGGGTATCACGTTCAAGACCCTGTACGGGTTCTTTAATTTAAGTTTTAGTGCTTTTCCGTCAATGATTTCCATACATGCTCCAATGCATAACAGACCGAAAGTGACATCCACTTCGATCATTAAGTAACACCTTACGGGTGTCATTCGGTCAGATCATCTAAACGAAAAATAAAGACTCTGACTGATGCGGTTTAAAGGGTTCAACTCAAAAAAGCCCCCCGTGCCCGCCACTCACACCTAACGCGGCACGTATTATTTTTTCTTGGGTT